AATGCCCATCTGACGAATAAGATCACTATCCAGATTTCCCCAGAACTCAAGAACTTCGTACCTGTCAACAGCGGCTAAGTCTTCTAGGCTCTCTGCACGAATAGTATCTTCAAAGTATTTATCTGTGTAGTTAGCACCACCACTAAGGCACTTGGCAATGGCCTCCCCATTAAAGAATGGTTTGTCCATCAAGTCACGCATCTGTGATCTGTTTAGTCGATGCCGCTGTACTACGTAGGAACAATCCTCCACACTAGTAGCGGTAGGATCTGGATAAAAATTCCAGCAGGAAACCGATTCAAGCCGAGGTACAAGCTTCTTGTAAGGGTTGTAGTTCTTTTCAATATCCCACCTATGAAGAGTTTTACTTTCATTCAGCGGTCCCTTTACAATGCCCGTGCCAAGAAGAGCGCACTCAAAGAGAGAGTGGCGCAAAATATTAGAGGCATTATTTTCATGCAACTGGTCATGGATAAGCTTTTCCATGTGCCGCGCAGTCTCACGCGAGGGGGATATCTGAGGTTCGCCCATACGACTTGGGCCTTCCTGTAGATCAATCCCCTCATACTTCTCAGCTAGCCCCCCCAAGGGAGAAGCTTCTGTAGCCCCCGGCGGCATATCACGGCCATCGCCGGGAAAACCATAGGGGTCTGCAACAGGCTCTTCTTGTTGCTGTTCCGGTGCAGGGTTTTGACTAAGATGTGCAAACTCTGCCACACCTTCAGGCACAGGACTAGGCTCAACAACGATTGGGAACTTCTTATTTGCAAAAAGAACATCAATCATCTGCCCGTATGCAGCGAGAACTTTTGTCTTGGTAATCTTAATAAAGACTTTACTATTCTCAGACTCACGAAACTGAGTTGTAGAGTCGTAGATACCTCTAAAGTTTTTGTAGGCTTTTAGCCAGCGTTGTTCATGTTGATAACGACCATGCTCTGCTTCTTCAAACTTTGACTTAACAGTGCCAACTACGTTTGTAGAAGCCTCATCAACAAAAGCTGCTGCTGTAGCATCGCCCAAAGGTGAATCGTCCATAGGACTTCCTTACTTAGTAGTCTTTTTCATCGGCCATACGAAATACAGCCGGATCAACCGTATTGCTTTTCGGACGGGGCATGTCAACATTTAGAGCATCTCGGTCAATTTTACCGACTAGCTCTTTCTCTAGTCCCTCACGGTGCAAAGTACCGTCAGGTACATCACTAACTTCACCCTGTTTTTTCATAAGACCCATAATGAAGTCTTTACCATATGTATACATAGCTTTTCCTTTCTGTAGCTATTAATCCATCTCAAAGAAGGATCTGTCTGATGGCGGCGTAGCCATACGTGCTGTTTCTCTTCCCCGTTGGGCTAGTGTAACAGCGTCTCTCGTTAAAAATTCTTCTGCTGCTTGTTGTGCTATAGCCGAGGGGAAACCCCTGATACGAGCTTTTTTTTCTTCAGCACCTGTTATTGTTGAGTCTGCACCTGCAGGTGAAGGCGCATAACCGATAGGAAATAGTCCCTCTATAATCCCTGCTCCAGCATCATCATGTATTAATGCACCTGCGCTAGCCCCCAAAAATCCGGGGAGAAAAGCTTTCCCAACTCTTTTAATTTTGCCTCTACCTGTGCTTCTGGCATGTTTAGCTTGCGCGTCTTCATAAGCTTTTAATTCTTCATCCGTAAGACTCGCTGTTATTCTGGGCGTAGTAAATCTACCTAGTGGCGTTTTCTTTCGTTTGCGGCCATCTTCTTCTTCTTCAACAGGTGGAGAAACAACTTGTTTAGGCTCTCTGCTTGTTGTATCTCCTGCTTCTACAGGAGCAGGAAGCAGTGTTGTATCTTCTGCTCCTACAGGAGGAGGAAGCAGTAGACGATCAGGGCGGGGAGATAGGGGAGCTATATCGTTAACAACAGCAATAGAAACTACAGAATTTGCGCCTTTAAAAACTTCTTTTGCGCTTAACGTTGGTAACTGTGTTGCCTTTTCATCATTAAGTTTATATTGGATTGGTGCTGCACCAGATGCTGCAAACACAACTTTTCCTGTTGTTTCAGATCGTCCAACAGGAACCGAAAGACCACCGTTATTTATATGTGACAACATATCTCTTTCACGCTGAAGTAGATCGTTTGTTTCTGGTACGTGTAATTGACCTCCCGTAGGATTAAAAACACCGCCAGTTTTAATAAACCCTCTTTTCGTTTCAATAAGAGAAGGATCACCGTCAACTAAAAATCCGGCTTGATGCAAAGCATGAGATAAAACTCTGGCGTTATCTTCTAGAGATTGCATCCCTGTCAACATATCTGGAAACATTTTCTCCAGACCCATTCTTAATTCACTTATAAAAGCATAGTATTTCTCTGGAGTCATTCTTCCAGACCTAAAAGCTTCCCGCACTTCTCTAAGTCTAGGAATACGAGGCAAAAATTGAGTGGGGCTTTCCTCAAGGTACGTTCTGTAAGTATTTATTCTTGGTGATGGAACATAATCGCTTCTATGTAGCATACCTGCATCTGTCTCCATTGATAGTAAAGCATCATGCAAAAGTTTTATTTTGGTTAGCGGGCCTGAAACAGGACTATTGAATAGAGGTACTTTTATTTTTGTATCTACATCCCTCAGTGTAGGACGGGCTCTATCTAATACACGGGGGCTTGCAAGAGGCAAATTTACAATTTTATTTTTAGCCTCTTCATTCATCATCTGGACAATAAGATGAGCGCCTTCTTCGGTAACATTAAGGGGTTTGACAGGTAAATTTGCTACAGTAGTCCTCACAGGAAGATCTCCAAAAACTCTATTCACGTTTTTTAAATCTTTTTCTGCAGCGGACGGAGTTGCACGACTTACCGCTTCTCTAGCCCCTACAGAAGAATCTTGTTTAGAAAATCTCCATTTTCCGTCCTCTCCCTTTTCAGGAAATTGAGCATAAGTTCCACTGACAGAGGGGTATGCGTCTTTCCCCAAGCCTCCTAAAAACTCTGTAGGACGATCAATACCCTCATAGAACGCAGCAGCGACAAAATTCAGAATGTTATTCTGTGTCGGAGTTCTCCCCAAAAATTTACGCAATAGCTCAAGGTCATTGTCCGTAAGAACATAACGTCCCTCTGACACTATACTGTCAAGTGTTGCTTTTATAGCAGCTTGAATTTTTGTTGTATTTTTTCTTGCCATGTCAGTAGCCAAACGTAGAGTCAAAAGGTTTAGGCTTTGCTTCTTTCATTTTATTCATCATAGAATTTATAGTTAAATGGCCTCTTGCACGGGTCATGCACATATACCGCAAAGCATCGTAGGCGTGGTCATCTGCTTTCGTATCTACATCTTCAGGGTTTGTCTTTGACAGGGGTAAGCCTGAGAGAGTACGTATTAGCTGTGTGCAGGTAGAAAGTATCTTTATCTTTGGTTCTTGTGTGAAATCATCTACCTTTAGACGGCTATGTAGTTCCAGTTTACCTGCTATTCTATTTCTATCAGAAGGAGTAAATCTAGCTCCACAGCGAATTAGGGTTTCAGCAATGGAAGGGCCAGTACCTGTCCTGTTCCAGCAGGAAGCGTCTAGCACTGAATAGTACATACCGGGATCTTCTCCCTCAAGATTTACAATGGTATTGGCTAAAGTTTCTGCAGTCTGGCCTTTGCCGTAAAACTCTCTGTAAATCCAAAGCGTATCATCCCAATCAACTGCGCCCCACAGAACACAGGAGGGGGCGGCATACCCGTAGTCTGCTGCACGAAGGCGTAACCAGCCGTGGGGTATCTGTGTCTGTGAGGCTTCCACAACGTGAATGTTGCGGGAAAACTCTGGGAACGCCGCTCCCTCTGCGACATCCCAATCCCCATCTAGAAGCCGTCTTCGTTCGACTTCTGGGAGCGACCTCAACATGGCTTCATATTCACCAGTTTCAGCGAGGTAGGGGTTATCGGTCAGACGCGCCGGAATGAACTTACGAAGAAAAAGCGGTTGACCTGCTTTACCGTTAGTTGCTGTATCAGGCCATAAAAGTGCATTGCCTGTATCAACATCAGTAGCTGCAAAAGGACTATTGGGTGGGGCAGGGTCGATATACATCTTCTTTACCCACCAGCCACCTACCCCTCCGGGGTTTCCTGTGCAGCGCATGTATGCGTTAATCTCTGGGTCCGTTGTACGAAGCCTAGAACGCAGATATTCCCAAACATAAGGCGTTGGGTAGTGTGTGATCTCGTCAATGCCAATCCAAGTAAAAGCCTGTCCTTGGTAGCGTGTTACGTCTTTGTCTTTGTCGAGGTAGGAGAACCATGCCGTAGCCCCGGACGGGAATTGCCACATGGCCTTCGACTCTCGAAAGATGGCACCGGGAAAAGCTTTTGGA